CATTTATAGCTGGTAACCCAGCGTCCAGCCTCGTAGGAAAGGGATGGTAATCAACCACCGCTAACCGAGAGGAAGTCGTATAGGGTCTTATGCCCTATTTGACACTTTGACCACTTACAACTCCCTTAGGTCGTGAGACCACACGGTTTCCGTGATACTCGTCTTGCCAAGGACGAGAAACGGTTACCGATGTAGGAGTTGTGGAGTGGCGAAGGGTGAACGGCTGAGCGGAGTTAGCACCCCGCATCGCCGCAAGCATCAGGATATTTGCGTATCCTATTTCATCAAGACGGAACAAGTCAGAGGTAGGTCGAGAACGGATTTCTCGCCATCTCCAAGCTTGTGAGTCTCGTCCCCAGGTAACATACGGGGAATTCATGGCTACATCGAGAGGTACGCTATACGCTGTATCTCCCGGCTCGCGTCCCGGACGAAGGTAATTGCTACCTCCGAAGGAACGCAACACAGGTCTGAGCTCCGTTGTAAAGAGCTCAACACGCTGTGACCGTAGACATGAGTTATGAAAGGCGAAAAGTTGACGCACGTCGGTCAACCTCTCGTCCAGATGCACAGGACGAACGTCCTGCCCTTCGTACCAATCTGCTCCACACGACTCGCGGAACGGGCCCGTAATGAATGTCTTATCGACATTAGTACGGAAACCTAAGTCCCGTAGTGTTTCCACTACGAGAAGTGCACAATTCTGCCGGACAATAATGTCATCTCCGTAAACGGAGAAGTCATCGTCGTCTGAACAGAAGCGTGCACACGCGTGACAAATGCTGGCGAATACCAGCGTTTGCAGTGGGAAGCAGAAACCGTTCCCCATACTACAGAACTTCTCGTACGTATGTACTGAGCCGTCCGGTAGTAGATACTGATCTGCCCGAATTTCAGAAAGAAACTCGAACCAGTCAGGGGGGAGCAATGACCTCACAGCTTCAACGGACAAGGAGTCCGAAGCGGCCGAAAGGTCAATCGTACAGTAAGGGTTAAACCCTTGAACGGAACCGAGTCGCGCAAGCGATCGATTACGGCCTTGGTCGGAGAGATCGATTCCGATTCTGCGTAAGCAGTCACGGAGGTGATCATCCACACCCTTCTGTACGAACCCGTTGAGAAACGGTTCCACGGCTATACTACGATGAGTTTTCGCCGTTTTCGGTACAAAGCTTATCTGATTATAGTTTACAAACTTAACCTTCTCTCTCACCCGTTCTACGAATAGAACGGGATCATAGCACTTGATTGCACCTGGGAGGATGCAATCTCGCACCTGGGCGTTAGCCCAAAGAGAGGGTATCGCGTGTTGTAGGGCCGACGGGGTACACGTCCAATGTTTTGCGAAAATCTTCCGCGCTACATTGGTCTTACTTCCGTGCACTCCGAGGCTGGCCCCCGACGTAATATCGCACTTTCCATAGATTGTTTCAAGTGGTGGCGCAATGCCAATCACTCTTTCTATGTACTTACGTGCCCACGCATATAATTGCGCGCGGTCATCCCAGCGTTTCCGCCGGGCTGTAAGCTTACGGTTTTGCCATTTACACTTGTGCTCAGCGCTACGAAACTTCTGTAACGCCGTGGCTTCCGGGTTTAACCCCGGGACCTCAGCACTGGTGAATGGATACTTCCGTATAAGTGCAGATATCTGACAGTCTTCGAAATAAGACGAAGTCGACTCATACAACTGTGGAGTCGGCCTGTCAGCCCAATCCAGAAGGGTTTTGTAATCCCTGGCGCGCAATGCACCAAGGAGTTTTGCCCTATCTGGGTGGGCCGTCGAACTAATGGCAGTCCGAAGCAGCGTGTCATACGCTACCTCAGACCTAACCGCCATGGAAACATCCTGTCTCCGTGATCTTTTTGGTTTTCGCATAATGCGACTCCTTAAAGAGGGGCAACTGCCCCCTGGTTAACGTGCTGTTATGAAATCACCTTATCCGCAAATCCCGAGCAAAGCTCGATTGATTGGCAGGTAGGGACTCCTACGAACTTAGTCAAGGAAAGCGCGCAGAGAAGCGTGCCTACCAGGACCAGGGTTTTCTTCCACATAGCAACATACCTCTTATCTGACTATGAGTAACGCAGAAACCATCGAATGATGGTTTTACTGGTTAATCTCATGGTCTTGGATAAGGTCGGTAGTTGCCGCAGTGGTTGCAGCCCAGGTAGCTAAGTCCAACAGGAGTGCGGTGACTTCAGCACTAGCCGCTCCTACCGGGAGAGCGATATCGATCGTTACGATACCGTCCCCAACAGGATCGGTGCCATCAGTCATGGTACGCGTCAGTTTGGCTTGACTGCGGGACTTACTATAGCCGCCAGAGATCGCGCGCGGAGGAATCCGCTTGAGATCAATGTAGTCTTTAGTAGTTGCCGTGTTACTCGTTCCGACGTATCGGTACGAGTCAGCCGTACGTGGCGTATCGTTGCTATAAGTTTTAGCATTGACAGTAAGAGCCATTTTTAGGTCTCCGATGTTTTAAGTGAGGTTATGTTCAGCCATTCTTAGCGCGACCGGAAAATATTTCCGGCCAGAGCTATCGAGTCAGCCGCCCTTGCAAGTCCGAAATAATCCTTTGGAAAAGGATTCGGGTTGTAGGACAGGCCTATCGAAATTCCTGGTGAACGGGTGACACTCTCGCTACTGTATGTAGCGGTAGTGGGAGAAGCTCCAGTCAACTCTCTGGGGCCTGACAAGGAAATTGTCACGCCTTCCATTGTAGTCGTCTGGGTTTGCTTCATCGTAGTCCACTTAGCGAGATGCTTCACCCCGACACGGGGTGTTAGTGCTTCAACGAGTGTACCAACGTTGACGAACCAATCAAGAACGAATGAAAATGGGATTAACTCCCATCCTGCTAGAGGTAGCTCGCCGAGTCCTAACCCGTAAGGGTCGTACCCGGCGCGCTGCTCATACAGGTTGCCAGCACGTATCGAAATATCTGTGGATGTGGTTTTCGTATATTCATACGTTATCACACCAACAGTATGTTGAT